TTGAACCCACTCTCCTGACAGGCTTGGTTGGATGCCTTCCGGTCGATCCGGTACTTCGTAAAGGGCTTGGACCCAGCTATAAGCCGAAGGCCCTTGTCTAGGGTGGCGAAGTCCGGGGTGTAGTACCCCCGCTTGTTACCATCAGCGTCCTTTGCCCAGAGGACAGGACCCACAGCGCTGGTATAATTAGGCCGGACCTCATTACGGAAGATACCACTGACAGCATCGTTAGTAAGGCGGGAGGCGTAGGGGTCCAGCTCGATGGTGCCGTCCTTGTGGTAGGTGACGATGTCAGTGTGGTAGAGACGGATGACCACGGACTTGTCAGCTTGGTTGACCCGGATAGTGAAGTTGTCGTTACGACGCTGAGCGATAGGTCGGACCTCGACGTTACGCCCCCTAATAGGGACGATGCTGTCGTGTCTCTGTAGAGCCTGTTCATAGGACAGGATACCACCACGGGGCAGAGTGAGATTGGAACCAAACATGTCAGAGGTCCTTATTAAGGGTGAGGGTGCTGTCGAGGAGCCACTTGTAGACCGTTGACGGGCTAAGCTTACTGAGGGCAGCAACTTCCTTAACAGGGAGGCCATCCACCTTAACAAGGCACAGCACTCTGGCTCTCGTGTTGTCGGCCAGTCCATAGGCCGGGTGATAGTCGGGGACTATCATGGCATAACGAGTGGCTCGGTCCTCTGACGTAAAGGCAAACCTCACAGTGCCACCTCGATGGTAGCCATGCCGGGATTGAACCGGATGTTAAGATGGGTCAGGTCGTAGGTCCGCTTAAGCTCATGCCGATCACAGACAGTGATCAGGCAGTTGTTAAGGGGGGACGACTGGTCAACCACGATGAAGTCATGGCCTACGGTGTAGTCGTAAAGGGCGTCCTGTTGGCTGATGTAAGAGCGGTGTAAAGGACGGACCGAGAGGGTCTTGGTGTTAAGGGCAGTGGAGAGGTTGGCGAGTTTGGTCCAGCGATTAGCCATGATAGGGGTCCTGTCGATGTGTATGTGTTAAGTTCTCTGCTGGACCGGAGCAATTCTGTGAAACTCGGCCAGCTCCACCAACATGGCGAATGGCGTCGGCGATGTCAAGTTTTGGGGGGAAGGGGGGAAACTATCTAAACTTAACGTCAAAAGTAGACTAATTATCTTTACACGTTTTCGGAAAATAGATAGTGTAAGTGATTGATATTGCTGAGGAACTTGCTTTACTATCTAAACTATCACGGAAAAACCAGAGGATACCCCCCACAAATTGTGAAGGGGTCGGAGCTTTACGTGTAAAGGTGTTAAGTTGCTAACTTAACAAAGCTGAAATTTTCACGAAAATAGGTGAGCATCATCTAAAAAAACGTATATTTTATATATATTATAGATAGTTTCCAGTTTTCTACCCTCTGGTTAACACCAGTAAGCCCTTGGTTTCATTGGAGAATTTCCTTAACTTAACACAGTTACATCAGCACAGTCTTACTCAACGCGTGTTAAGTTGGGGTAGACCAAAAATAGATAGTTGTTTGTTATCAATGACTTAGCTTATGTAAAGCTGCGGCCCCCCGTCTAAGTGATGTAAGGCTAGGCTCTACGTTAGGACCTACAAGCCCCCGACGTATGGCGAGAGTATCGAGCAAACCTTACACGCGATCGCGCGCAGCGCGTCGCTTCTTTACACACCTGTGGTTGCTGTGCGGCAGACATGCGTAAACCCCGCCCAATTTCTTGGGCGGGGTCAGTGTTAAGCGAAGAGGAAGTAAAGGAAGAGTAGGATCACTGTGGCTCCCATCAGCGCTTGCCCTAACATGTTAAATGTAAAGATGGGCTTCGGATGGGCGTCAAGGTATCGCTGAGCGTTGCGCTGTCCCAGTCTGGACATGTCCATGTCCCGAGCGTTCTGGCTCGCGCGCAGTGTAAGCTTCTTATCCTGCGCAGCATTGCGTTGTTCTTTGGTCATCATGTTTCCTTTGTGTTAAGAGGCAGGGCGCGCAAGCGCCCTGCCTGTCTGTCACTTCTGCGCTGCCATCAGCGATTGCAGCATCGCCATCATCGCGGCCAGATCAGGTGCGGCCGGAGCCTCGGGAGCCGGAGCGGCGGGAGCCGCCTTGGCCTTGCCCTTGACCTGAGCCTTGGCCGGAGCCGGAGCGACCGGGGTCGCAGGCTTCTTTTCTTCCCGTGACCGAGCCAAGCGGCGGTCGATCACCAGAAGGTCGCCGAACCGTGTGATCACGGCGTCGAAGTTTTCGGCGTCTTTGCCAGCCGCTGCGACGAGCGCAGCATCCTTGGCGCGGCACTTGCCGCCCGGCGTCACGCCATCCAGAGTGATGGTGAACGTGAGGGTGACAGGCGACATTGCGACGTATTGAGCCATGACATTTCTCCATATGTATGTCATAGGTGCCGACAGGGCACCACTGTTGCAGGTGCTAGTCTCTAACGATGTCAAAGAGCATGGGCGTCGCCGCCCGGTCACTCACTACTCAGTCACTCACTACCCCTTCTTTATGGCAGGGCCTGCCGCTTTTGTCAAAACTCTGCGCACATAGGGGCAGGCGGCCGCCTTATAGCACGTCGCGCCACGCAGGGGCAGGCATAGGGGGGAGGGGGGGTTGGACAGCGAATTTTCTGGCCCCCCCTAGTGTAGTAAAGCCCATACAACAAAACCCGAAATTTACAATACCTTTACATCTTAACGTCACTTACCAACCCCTTATAAAATTTTCCAGCCAAAAAACCAAAACCTTTACATATTGACTGCGCCCGCCACCTTGAGTTACCTTCACGCACATGTACATGAGCCCCGTCCAGACCAAGTGGAGCGACCGCTTCGCCTTTGATCTCGCCCTCCTCCTTGAGGGGAGTGGTGAAAAGCTGGATGAGCTTCTGGACAGACACGAACTGGATGCCAACGACCTTCTGAAATACAAGAAGGACACCAACTTCCTGAAGAAGGTCGAGGCGTACAGGGAAGAAGTACACACTAAGGGGCTCACGTTTAAGGTTAAGGCGCGTGCACAGGCGGAGGAGCTCCTCCGCACCAGCTGGTTGCTGATCCATGACCCGATCGTGAGCCCCGCAGTGAAGGCAGACCTGATTAAATCCACTGTAAAGTGGGCTGGACTGGATACAACGCCTGCCAACGAGGCCCAGAACGCAGCCGGTGGCGTCACGATCACCATAAATCTTGGTGGACAGACGCTGGATGTGACGGCAAGGCCTGCAATCGAGGCTGAAGTGGAGCCCGAGTACACGGATTACGTGGATGAGGAGTGAAATCCACGACTTCCACACGCTTTCGGACCTCCAAACCTTCCTGATCAGCCTCGAACAAGCCAAAAAATCCTTCAGAACGGCCCGAAACGGCCGGCCCAAGCCCGGCAAGTGGCTATACAGGGTGGTTGTATATGGCTGATGTTGACCTTATCGCGCTGGATGGCGGCTACGTGCTGATGACAGACGGGAAAGTGCTGCCGATCACCCGACTTACCGACGCCGACGGGGATGAAACCGATGATCCCTATGAGGCCGTCGTCTGTGTGGCCGGTGAGGATGGGTATGGCTGGCTGACGATCGCCATCCACCCGGAAGACTCTTCTCCGATGGAAGTGCACTGATGCCGCTTGATATTTCCTACACACCGACCCCCACAGTCAGCAGATTCATGGGCTCAGACGCCCGGATGCGCGTTATCATGGGCCCTGTAGGCTCCGGCAAGTCCGTGGCGTGCTGCTTTGAGATCATCCGCAGGGCTGGACAGCAGCGGCCCAACGCTCAGGGCATACGGAAGTCGCGCTGCATCGTGGTTCGTGAGACAGTGCGCCAGCTGACAGATACCACCATCAAGACCTTCACGGACTGGTTCCCTCCGGGGGTCTGCGGGACGTATCTGCGCACAACCAAGACCTACTACTTCAAGGTGGGCGATGTTGAGTGCGAGATCATGTTCCGGGCACTGGATGACTCGGATGACGTGGCTAACCTGAACTCGCTGGAGGCGACCTTCGCGTGGGTCAACGAGAGCAGGGACATCCACCCGGATATCCTCGATGCACTGTCCAAGCGGGTGGGCCGTTTCCCTTCGGCCAAGGACGGTGGGGCGTCGTGGTTCGGCATCTTCATGGATACCAACCCGCCGATCATGGACTCGTGGCATTACTACCAGATGGAGCAGATCGACCCGAAGGATGGGGTGAGCCCCAACGACAACGGGTGGGCTGTGTTCAAGCAGCCGTCGGGACGGAGCCCCTATGCAGAGAACATCGAGAACCTACCGGAGGGATACTATGACACCCAAGGCCGTTCGGAGGAGTACATCCGGGTCTTCATCGATGGGGACTACGGGCTCTCACTGGCGGGCACACCGGTGTTCAAGTACTTCCGGCCTGATTATCACATGGCCAAGCAGACCCTTCGAGCCATCATCAATGGCACTCGCCCTGTTGTGGTGGGTATGGACCTTGGGCTCACACCTGCCGCGGTGATCGGACAGCAGGACCCACGAGGGCGAGCTCTCATCATGGCTGAGGCGGTCAGCTACGACATGGGCGTGCAGAGGTTCACGCGGACGGTGCTCAAGCCCCTGCTCTACGAGAGGTTCCCCGGGGCCCCGGTGATCGTGGTGGTTGACCCGGCCGGCGTGCAGCGGGCGCAGACAGACGAGCGCTCCGCGGTGGACATCATCAAGGCCGAAGGGCTGCGGGTTATCCCAGCGCGGACCAACAGCATCACAGCCCGCATCGCGGCCGTGGACGACTACCTCATGCGGCAGGTGGACGGTGACCCGGGGCTGCTGATCGACCCCAGCTGCAACAGGCTCAAGGCAGCCATGATGGGTGGGTACAGGTTCAAGAAGAACGGTGACGGACTGGAGAAAGGTGGCGATGCGGGTAAGCACAGCCACGTGGGCGATGCGGTCAGCTACTTCTGCCTTCACATCGGCAGTATCGACGGTGGTGCTACACTCAACCAGCGCCGCGAGATTAAGCGGGTTGACGCTAGGGGTTGGGCCTGATACAAAGATCGCACCTACAGGTGACTCCTCCCAGTTACCGCCTGCTCGACTTACCCCGCCGGTCCACCCCCGGCGGGGTTTCTCTTGCCATATGTAGCGATGCGGGTTATATTCTGACCGCAAATGCAGGAGATAGCACATGCCGGTAATCGTACCTACGCTCAACGCGGCAGTCGCCGGCGTCCCACGAGTGATCTGGGAGGGTGCTGTCACGGGCGACACGTTCACCCCTCTTGCTCTTAAGCAGCAGTTCGGACTGGCTGCATCGGTGCAGGTCGTGGGTACATTCGGTGGTGCCACTGTGACGCTGCAGGTGAGCAACGACGGGACCAACTGGGTGACAGCAACCAACATCGCCGGTGGGCTCGTCTCGATGACAGCGACTGGCTACCACGAGTTGTCACTCTCCGCGGCCTACATGCGGCCGACGCTGACCGGTGGGTCGGGTAACGACGTCGATATCATCCTTGTGCTCAGGGGCTCCAATGGGGTTTGATCTGCCAGTTATGAACCGGCTCCGCAGGAGTGGGCGGGCGCTCTCGCCTGCCAGTCTGTTCTCGACTGGGGCGCAGGGTGTGATCTACGATCCACGAGACCTGTCCACCATGTTCCAAGAGAGTACGGGTACAACGCCTGTCACGGCTCCGGGGCAGGTCGTGGGGCTGCGACTCGACAAGTCCAAGGGTGGGCCCGGGCCGGAGTTGGTATCCAACGGGGATTTCTCCAATGGCCAGACAGGGTGGACTGACGGTCCGACTACGCCATCTGGCTGGACGTTCGCGGGTGGTGTTTGCAGCGGCGCTGGGGCTGCCGGTGGGTATCAGAACGTCGGACAGGTAGTTTCTGGCAAGACCTACGTCGCAGAGTTTACTATCTCCAATTATGTTAACGGCTCCTTGTCCCTTATAAATTCTGTAGTCGGTGCGTTCGGCACTGTGTTCAGTGGGAACGGGGTGATGCGCCAAGTATTCACGGCAGGTGCTACGGGGACCATCGGGTTTATCCGGCGCACAACTAATTTCACAGGCACTATCGACAACTTTTCTGTGCGTGAGCTCCCCGGTAACCATGCAGTCCAAGCCACCTCAGGCGCACGCCTGACCTACGGCATCGAGCCCAAGACCGGCACGCGGAATTTGCTCACCTACTCGGAAGATTTCTCGAACGGAATTTGGGGTAAGACTAGCGCGACGGTTACGACCAACACTGCTGTCGCACCGGATGGCACGACTACCGCTGACCTAATCCAGTTTACCGGAGCTCCGGGGGCAAGCCAAACCGTTTATGGATATGACACTAGAACGGGCGCGCACACTGTGTCCTTCTATGTAAAGGCCAATACTGCCGGCGGTGTGGGCCAGACAGTAAGGATCGACAGCACTGGTGCAGGAGCGAACGCGGTAGTCGCTACCCTTACTGCAGAGTGGCAGCGCTACAGTATCGCCATCAATCCGACAGGGTATTTTCAGTACAGGGTTATCAGCGCTGCAGGCAACACAGCTACTGAACTTCTTCTCTGGGGCGCACAACTCGAAACCGGCGCGGTCGCCACCGCTTACCAGAAAGTGGTCACTGCTTTCGAGGTCACCGAGGCCGGTGTCCCGACTTGCCACTACTGCGCCTACGCCGGCGCTAACGGCATGGCCACGCCATCGATCGACTTCACCGCGACGGACAAGATGAGCGTGTTTGCGGGGATGAGAAAGACAAGCGATGCTGCGGAGGCTATCGCTCTCGAACTGAACACCACTTATGATACGGGGAACGGAGCCTTTGCCCTGTTCGCGCCGGGTGGTATTTCAGCAGCCAGAGATAGCGCATTTGTCTGGGCGTCCAAGGGGACGCTCAAGTCGTTCACCGGACCACTTGCCGCCGCTTTCCCTGCGCCGACCACTAATGTACTGACTGCACTAGGTGATATCGCTGGTGATGTAGCGGCTATCCGGGTCAACGGAACCCAAGTTGCGTCATCCAGCGCAGACCAAGGCACCGGTAATTTTGGGAACTATACCCTTAATATTGGCAGACGTTCCGGTGGTACGTTGCCCTTCACCGGCCGAGACTACGGCATCGTCATCGTTGGCAAGGCCGCGTCTGCTGCCGAGATTAACATCACAGAAGCATGGCTGGCTGCGAACACCCCGACGGTCGTGCTGTAAGGGGGTTTCCCTTGCCACGCGTAGCTGTACAGGTTATATTGCGTCAGACTGAGCAGGAGATACGACATGCGCTATGGTAACAAACCCGGTATGGACGAAAGCGCCGGCGCAGTCGCGCGCGGTAACAAGAACAGCCAGCCGCCGGGCAAGACTGGTGAGCCGGGGATGTCGTCGTCTCCGCGGCCCAAGGCCAAGCCCAGCATGATGGCTCCCAAGTCCAGCAAGCGCCCCATGGCAGACCCCAAGAAGAAGCAGGCGACCTACCCGGGCCGCAAGCAACCCAACGTCAAGCTCTGAGGTAGGGACATAATGGCTGGTCTGACGATCCTGCGCGTAGTCGGTAACGAAGACCTTGTTCGCATCGAGCGCGAGCAGGCCGAGAAAGACCTATCTGCACGTCAGAACGCACCGGTCATGTTGGGCCTCGTGGCCTACCTGAAGCAGTGCTGGGATGCTGCGCGCATCTCGCGCGACCCGATCACGGACATCATGCTTACTGCCATGCGTCAGCGCAACGGCGAGTACGAGGCCGACAAGATGCAGGCCATCCGCTCGCAGGGCGGCTCTGAGGTCTTCATGATGATCACGGAGGTCAAGTGTCGGGCTGCCGAGAGTTGGCTGCGTGACATCCTGCTGGACAGTGGCTCCCCACCGTGGAGCCTAGCCCCTACGCCCATCCCTGATCTCTCCCCTAAGGACTCGGAAGAACTGCAGCTGGCCTTCGCTGAACGCATCATGGAGGTCCTGCAAGCTTCGGGACAAGCGCCCAGTCGGACACAGCTGGCAGAGCTCAAGGAAGCCGTGGCTCAGGAGTTCAGGTTCAAGATTCTGCAGGCGGCGCAGAACCGCGTCGAGCGGATGCAGACCCGGATCGAAGACCAGTTCAGCCAAGGCGGCTGGGCTGACGCCTTCAACGAGTTCATCACCGACCTTGTCACCTTCCCGGCTGCCTTCGTCAAGGGGCCCATCGTCCGCCGGCAGCGCTACCTCAAGTGGGACGGCACAACGCTGCAGCCCGGCGAGCGCATCGCGCCTGAGTACGAGCGGGTCAGCCCATTTAATATCTACCCCGAGCCGGGGATCACCCGGATCAACGATGGCTACCTGTTCGAGTACCATGAGATGACACGGACCCAGCTGGCCGACCTGATCGGCGTGCCGGGGTATGACGACCAAGCCGTCCGCAAGGTCCTAGAGATCGGCAACACCCAGTCATGGGTGCAGGAGTGGCAGAAGGATTCCCGCGAGGAAGAGGAGCGCAAGTTCCACACAGAGCTTCGTCCCACGCAAGTTTACGACACGTTGGAGTTCTGGGGTAAGGTCAGCGGCAAGATGCTCCGCGAGTGGGGCATGACCGAAGAAGAAGTCCCTGACGAGGCCCGCGAGTACGACGCCAACGTCTGGGTGGTGGGTAACTACGTCATCAAGGCTGTCCTGAACTACGACCCGCTGGGGGAGAAGCCCTACGCCAAGACGTCGTTCATCAAGCAGCCCGGAGCCTTCTGGGGCAAGGGCATCCCTGAGATCATCGAGGACCTGCAGAACATCTGCAACGCAGCTGCACGGGCTCTGGTCAACAACATGGCGATCGCTTCGGGACCTCAGGTCGAGGTTAACCTTGAGCGGCTGCCGCCCAACGAGGACATCACACAGCTGCAGCCGTGGAAAATCTGGCAGGTCCTCAACGACCCGCTGGGTTCGTCTGCGCCAGCCGTGCGGTTCAACCAGCCCAACGACAATGCCAATACCCTGATGGGCGTCTACGACCGGTTCTCCAAGCTGGCAGACGACCACAGCGGCATCCCGTCCTACATCTACGGCGACACCAACGTGCAGGGGGCCGGGCGCACAGCGTCGGGGCTGTCCATGCTGATGGGCTCCGCGGGTAAAGGGATTCGTCAGGTCGTCATGCACATCGACAACGACGTGCTCAAGACCATCGTGCAGCGCCAGTTCGTCTACAACATGCGGTACGATCCGGATGAGTCGATCAAGGGCGATGCACAAGTCGTGGCTAAAGGGGCAGTGAACCTCGCGGTTAAAGAGACGGTTAACGTCCGCCGCGTGGAGTTCCTCAACGCCACTGCCAACGAGTTCGACATGGGGATCATCGGTCCTGAGGGCCGGGCCGCGCTGCTGCGTGAGGTCGCCAAGGGGCTCCAGATGCCGAGCGATGACATCGTCCCGTCGCGCGACAAGCTCGCCATGATGAACCGGATGTCGGCCGCAGCCCCTGAGCAGATGCCTGCTCCCGGGGGCGGACAGCCGCAGGCTGAGACCATCGACCAAGCCGGCGCACCCGCCGGTGGTATGAACCTCGTTAGTGGGGGCCCGCAGTGAAGCAGGCCACCCCAGAAGTAATCCACGCGCTGGCAAGCAGCGTCCGTCAACACCCAGTCATCCTTGAGTGGCTGGGAGAGTGGCGGATGTCTGAGCTTGAGAGGCTACCCAGCGTCGGAGCACAGAGTGTGACACTTGCACAGGGGCGGTGTCAGATTCTGTCAGAGCTTTACAAGCTCGTAAATGAGTCCCCTGACTTAGCAGCACAGTCTCGTAGAGGCAGCTGATCCAATCACGCACACCCGAGAGGAGCGTTCACAATGGCTATTCCTGAGCAAGTACGTCGGCAGTCAGAGGCTGTTGCAAAGCTGTACGAAGACCTTAACCCCGAGTCTGAGGCCGCCCAAGAAGCGGCTGAGACGGGTAATGAGGGCTTTGAGGCTGAGCCTGCCAACCGTGTCGTACCTCTTGCAGCTGGGTCGGCGTCCGCCGAGCAAGGACGATCCGACAACACTGACGAAGAACTGACCTACGAACAGCGCTGGCGGTCCCTTCAGGGGATGTACAATGCTGACACCACCCGGCTTCGGGCGGAGAACACTCAGATGAACCAGCGGGTAACTCAGCTTGAACAGCTGATCGCCTCGCTCTCCGCACCCCAGCAGGGTCAACCTGCACAGGGCACTGCGGCTAGACTCATCACTGACAAGGACACTGAGGACTACGGCGATTCCATCGACGTCATGCGCAGAGCGGCTCGTGAAGAGTTCAGCGAAGCGCAGCGCGAGATCGCCGAGCTCAAGCGCATGGTCATGCAAGTGCAGACCAGCGTCGTCCCCAAGGTGGAGAGCGTGGTTCAGAGGCAAGCCCTCACTGCTGAGAACACGTTCTGGTCAGAGTTGTCCGCTATTGTACCCGACTGGCGTGAAATCAACGCCAACCAAGGGTTCCATAGCTGGTTGCTAGAAGTCGATCCCCTGTCCGGTATGAACCGGCAGGTGTACCTCGACGCTGCACAAGGTCAACTCGACGCTCATCGCGTCGGCGAGTTCTTCCGTACGTGGCAGTCATCGAATGGCAATTCTGCTGCTCAGCAAACTCGGAACGTAACTGCTACTCAGCTCGAAAAACAGATCGCGCCGGGACGCGGTAGGACCACAGCTTCTGCCAGCACTGCTGGTAATGACGCCAAGGCTTACTCGCGTGTCGATATCGCCAAGTTCTTTGACGATGTTCGCAAAGGTGTGTATAAGGGCAAAGAGCAGGAGCGTGACCGGATCGAGCGCGATATCTTCGCCGCACAGCGCGAAGGTCGCATTACGTGAAACTGGCTAAGTGAAAGGACAACACATGGCCTATCCAGTCGCTCCCGGCCGGCCGAACTATTCGGGTAACTTTATCCCCGAGGTTTGGTCCGGTAAACTGATCGAGAACTTCTACGACGCCACTGTGCTCGCAGCGATCTCGAACACCGACTACGAAGGTGAAATTCGCACCATGGGTGACACGGTTAATATCCGTACCCAGCCGAACATCACCATTCGTGAGTACGTCAAGGGCCAGAACCTTGTCGTCGAGAACCCTGACTCGCCGAAGCTGCAGCTGGTCATCGACAAAGGTGAGTATTTCTCCTGCGTCGAAGACGACATCGACCGTGTCCAGTCGGACATCAAGTTGATGGACATGTGGTCCAAGGACGCCTCGGAGCAGATGAAAATCAAGATCGACCAGCGCGTGCTGACCGATATGCTCCCGGGTATCGGCGCGTTCAACAAGGGCCTCACTGCTGGTCAGCAGTCGGCATCCTTCAACCTCGGCACGACGGCGTCCCCGCTGACCGTGACCAAGGATGGCGCTGGCGGCACCACCTCCGTGATCGACCTGATCGTCGATATGGGCACCGTGCTCGACGAAGCCAACGTCCCCGAGTCGGACCGCTTCCTTGTGATCCCCGCCAAGATGGCTGGTATCGTCAAGAAGTCCGAACTGAAGGACGCGTCGCTGACCGGTGACGGTGTCTCCCCGATGCGCAACGGCCGTCTCGGCATGATCGACCGCTTCACACTCTATGTGTCGCACAACCTGAACGTCTCTTCGGGTAAGACCTCGATCGTCGCTGGCCACAAGATGGGCTTCACCTTTGCGTCGCAGATGACCGAGATGGAAACGCTTCGTGCGCAGTCCACCTTCGGGAACATCATCCGCGGGCTGCAGGTCTACGGCTACCAAGTCGTGAAACCTGAAGCTCTGTCGCAAGCCGTCGTCACGTTCGCATAAGGAGACCTGATCATGGTTGCTTATACCGACTCGCTCGGGTTCTATAAGAACTCGGCTGGCTTCACCGCCAACTACACTGACCGCGTCAGCGTCATCGAGATCGAACTCGATTTCGCCAAGATCGCCGCTGCTCGGACCGCTGCTAGCGCAGCTGCGCTGACTTCGACCGATACGCTGGTTATCGGTGTGCTCCCCAAGGGCTCGTTCGTCCTGTCTGGCGTCGCTACGCTGGAGAAGGCCGAAGGCGCTGCGGGTAACATCGACGTCGGCATCGGCGGCGGAACCGTTGACTTCTGGGTTGACGGCTTCGACCTGAACGCTGCTGTGGGCACGACCGGCGGCTATGCCGACGCGACTGCCTACTACTGCGCGGTGAACACCAACATCCTGATGACGATCAACTCCGCCAGCATTGACGTCGCTCGCGTCAAGGTCTCGCTGGCTGTTGTGAACATGGGTGCTGATCTGGGCACGATCCCGTCGGCTTAACGGTGGGGGCTTCGGCCCCCACTCCCTCATACAGGAGATGGGAAAATGTCTGTCTATACTGGGGTTACGCACTCTAGGCTCAAGGCGATCAGCCTTGAAGCGGACGAGGCGACCATTACGCGCCTGAACGTCACTGACTCTGTCCTGAGCAAGCGTGTGCGATTCACGATTGCTGAGGTAAACGCTGGGGCGACTCTCGTAGCCGCCATCACCGGCAAGAGTATCCGCATGGTCAGCTGCAAGGCCATCGCCGTTGGCGGTGCTGCTGGCGCAGTCACGACCGTGGATGTGCTGGGTACTGTGTCTACCGCACGCAAGCTCGTTGCCTTTGCTCAGGCCAACCTGACGCAGAGCACGGTGCTGACCGATGGTGGCACAGGCGCAGCTGTCCTCGCGGATGGTGCGTCCTACACTGCCAACGACGTGAGCACTGGCATCACCGTCGGCAAGACGGGCAGCAACGTGACGACTGCTACTCACATCGACGTGATCTTCGACTACGTCGTTGTCTAACACAAGTCAGGCCCTCCGGGGCCTGACTCCTTCATGATAGGATAGACCATGCCCGGCAAGCGGATCAAAGACCTCACGGCTCTCTCTGGTGCAGGTAGCGCCAACGACGATGACGTCGTGATCTTCGACACGACTGCCGATACTACCAAGCGCATTTCACGCTCTCAGCTGGCTGAGGGGATGCAGTCTGACGTGCAGGTCCTAACCAACAAGACCTTGGCTCTTGGGTCCAACACAGTGACCGGCACGACTGCCCAGTTCAACACCGCGCTGACCGATGGCGACTTCGCCACACTGGCAGGCTCGGGGGTTCTGACCAACAAGACGATCGACAGTGCAAGCAACACGCTGACGGTCAACTACAAAGAGGCGCAGGTCGAAACTTCGAACGGCTCGCGGACCCATCTGTTCACCACGGTCGCTGCCCTGCTGGCAGACACCGGCACCTACACGACCTATGCTACCGGCCAGATCGTCGAGGCGGGCGGGTTTCGCTACACAGTCGCTGCAACCGGCGCTACCGATCACCATGTGATCACGGCAGGTAGTGTGAAGCTGTACGTGCTCCCCGATCAAAATGGATTTTTAAGCGTCGAGGCACTTGGCGCAGTTGGCGACGGCTTAACTAGCGGTGCCACAGCGTTTGCAAAGGCTGAAAGCATCACAGCAGAAGCCTTCCATGTATCGGACGGTATCTTTGTGTCTGGCTTGTCGGTTGCAACGAAGAATTACGCAGGTGCTGGCGCAATTCGGTTGACCAGCGGACGCAATACTCCCGGCCAGCCGTCTGGCGCACTGACGCCCCGGTATATCGATCCGATGCACAAGATGAATGCCTCGCAGTTCGTGTCCAGCCCGCGAAATCTGGTGTTTGTTGGTGACAGCATCACCTACGGCTTTGGTGTAACTGAGGTACAGGCGTACCCCAATCTGCTTGCTACAATGCTTAATCAAAGAGGGCCGAGTCCAAGTGTTGACAAGGCCATTGGCGCAACGATGCTAACGCGGGCCATACAGGCAGGAACGATCGCCGCCGGCAATAAAGGCCCGCTGGGGCAGTCTCTAATTTTGGACGTAGGGGCCAGCCTGACATTTACTGTGTCTTTATCTGATTACGTGGGCTTCTGGTTCCGACGTGCGGTCGGGGCTGGAACCATCACTACCACCGTGAACGGTATAACTGTTGATACGTTCTCTTGTGCGGGCGCTGCGGCGGATGATGTGTTTCGTACAAGCGGATTTTACCGCGCCGTAGCGGGCGCAGCGACAATCGTGATGACTGCGTCGGTCGCATCGGTGGAACTGACGGGGGCGTATTTCTCGCGCAACCTACCTAGTGGTGCAGTCAGCGTTGTTAACCAAGCTGCATCTGGCTATTCGACCGCTGACTTCACCTCTGCCACTATCCTTACATCTATCGGTGCGCAGACGACCTACAGCGGAAGTCCATATCCGTTATATGTCATAGCACTCGGCACCAACGATATTTACAATCCAAGCAAGGCGGTATCGCGGGCGACATTCAAATCGAATCTGGACGCGATTTGTGTTGGGCTTCGCACCTATGGCATACCAGTTTTGACCGTTCCACTGCGGGCGGTGCAGACAACATACTCGCCTGTTCTGGAATCCTTCGAGGAATATCGTAACGCAGTCTATGAGGTGGCGCGCAAATACGGCTACGCAGTAGTAGACCTCTCTGAATATGACCTCAATTCCACGGGCGGGTATCAAGCGGATGGCCTACACCCTAGCAACATCGGACATAGTCTACTGGCGGCGATCTATTGGGAAAAGCTGAACCTTGCCGCCGCCAACCACCAGCTTCCGTCTGGCACGTTGACAATGGCGGGGTCGTATTCCGCCTTTGGGAGCAACTATGGCCTGCCGTCTTACCAAGCTATGCCGAGTGGCATGGTAATGTTGAGCGGCTTTATCAGCACTGGTGGGTCAGCAAAAAACACTACAGTTACAACCATACCTGAAGCTGTTCGACCCTCCAGAGCTCATCTTTTTACGGTTGGTGGTTTGAATGGTGCGGCCGGGGCGTCTGTGACTGTGCAGGTCAACCCCAGCGGCATTATCACAATGTATGATTATTCGTCGGCTTCGCTAACCCAGTTTAGCCTAGATGGCATTACCTTCCCAACAGCGTGATGGGCAACATGACTGTAGACAAGTCCATACACTTTCTAGCCGCCGTGCTGCCCGCGATCCTACTGTAAGGACCAACCACCATGTCAACGAACCTGACGTCTCAGAAGATCAAGGACACCTACAACCAGCTGCTCCATGTGGACGGTGGTCCTGAAGCTGGTGAGAAGACTGTCTACAGCGGGACGGGGGTAGCCACGGCACTGAAGGTCGGGACGGGGTCTGCTTCGGTTGAGAACGTCCAGCTGAACGGCAACACGATCAGCACGCTCGACACGAACGGGAACCTCGTCCTCGCGCCCAACGGCACGGGCTCAGTGAGTATGACCAAGGTGGCTGTCACCGGTGGCACCATCACAGGGATCACGGACCTCGCCGTCGCTGACGGCGGCACAGGGGCGTCTGACGCCTCAGGTGCACGGACCAACCTCGGACTCGGCACCATCGCCACCCAGAACGCCAACAACGTGAACCTCACGGGCGGGTCGATCTCGGGCGTCACGTTCAGCGGCAGCTTCTCTGGGCTCACGCTGGTTGAATCGACGACGCTGGCCACCAGCGCCGCGGCCGCGGGGGTTAACCTCAACGGGAGCACACTGGCTGCCGACGGCACCGACACCAACATCGACATCAACATCACGCCTAAGGGCACCGGCGAGGTGAACATCACCAACGTCGATATCCTCAGCGGCAAGGTGCCATACAGCACGATCACCGGCCGGGCCTTCGCATCCTTCTCTGACGTCACGGACCAGACCGGTAGCACCACAGTGCCAGCGGCGATCAAGTTCGGTACAACGGATGTAGCAGGCGCTGGTATCACGATGGTCACGGATGGTACGAACCTGACACGTCTGACGTTTGCGGCAGCGGGCACCTATATGGTGGCACCGAACATGCAGTTTGCGAACTCGGACGCAGCTGACCACGACGTCACAGTCTGGCTGGCGTTGAACGGCACCAATGTGCCCCGCTCCGCTACGCGGATCACTGTGCCCAAAGTCGGCGACGGTGGTCTAGGCTTCTTCCAGATCATATTCTACGTTACGGTCACAGCTGGACAGTACATACAGGTCTACTGGCTTCCCGAGAACACGGCAGTCACGTTGGATCATACTGCGGCGGTCACTGGTCCACCTGCAATCCCGGCGATCCCGTCCGCCGTCATGGTATCTGAAAGGATCGCATAATGGCTAAGACTCCAGCTTGGACCCGCAAGGAAGGCAAGAGCGAGGCCGGTGGCCTCAACGCCAAGGGGCGCGCATCCTACAACAAAGCCAACCCGGGCAAGCCCGGACTCAAGGCACCGCAGCCTGAGGGTGGTCCACGTCGTGATAGCTTCTGCGCCCGGATGGAGGGCATGAAGAAGAAGCTGACGTCGAAGAAGACAGCCAGCGATCCGAACAGCCGAATCAACAAATCCCTTCGGGCGTGGAACTGTTGACATGGCCAGCCCCAAACCCACCAACCCAGCGCTCTGGTCCAAGGTCAAGGCCGCGGCTAAGGCCAAGTTCGACGTGTACCCCAGCGCCTACGCCAACGCGTGGGCATCGAAGGAGTACAAGAAGCGGGGCGGCAGCTGGAGCGGCCCGGACAACCGGGTGAAGAAATGAGCAAGGGCGGACTCGGCAAGTGGTTCGGCGAGAAGTGGGTCGATACCAAGACCGGCAAGGAGTGCGGGCGCTCTGGGTCTGAGAAGTCCTCGCGGGCCTATCCGGCTTGTCGCCCGGCCGCTGCTGCCGCTAAGATGACCGCCTCCGAGAAGCGCACCATGGCTGCCAAGAAGACCGGTCCTGCACGCAAATCGTGGCCAGTGACGCCATCAGGGAAGAGGAAGTAATATGCCAACGAAAGCACAGACAGCCAAGGTCGCCAAGGTGATGGGTGAGTACAAGCGCGGTACTCTGCATGGTGGCATCGACCCTAAGGGACCGAAGAAAGCTCCGGGCGTGAAGAACCGGAAGCAGGCCATTGCTATCGCACTGAGCTCGGCAGGAATTTCTAAGAAGGGAAAGAAGTAATGCGGTATCTGCGCAATAAGAACGACGGCTTCATCTACGAGTGGAACGAGATTCTCGCGAGGAACGTGCTGTGTGAGGAAGTCACAGAAGAAGAGGCATACCCCGAGCGGTTCATGACCCCGGCGGTAGAGAAGGCAAAGCGCCGTACCAAGCGCCTTGAACTTTCAACTGATGACATCCCCGAGGAACCCGTATATACTTCGCCGGAACTGTCAGCGGACGCTTCGAGGGACTTGCCTGAATGACGCCAGCGGAGGTCATAACTGAGGTCCGCCGCTTGGTGCAGGACCAGCTGGTACCGTATCGCTATAGCGACACGGTACTTTTAGGTTATGTCAACCAGACGCTCCAGCGCATGGCGATCCTCAGACCTGACCTGTTCACGGACATCGTCGATATCACGACCACTGCTGACGCAGCTGTGCAGTCCTTGCCCGCCGAGGCGATCCGGCTGGTGGACATCTTCCAAGTGAAGAACGGCAACGCCATCACTGAGGTCGATCGCGAGACGATGAACCGGAACTACCCCGGCTGGATGAACGAGGCGTCTGGCACGCCGGTGAACTTCATGCGGCACGTCAAGAACCCGGATCGCTACTTCCTCTATCCCCGCCCCGCCGCGGGGATCGTTCTTGTTGGGGAGTACGCCAAGAGCCCGATCGACTACACGGTCAACGCCTCGATCGACGTCATCGCAGATGTCTACTTCCCCGCCCTTGTGGATGGGACGGTCTACCTCGCGGAGTCGATCGACGACGAGCATGTGCAGTCCGGCCGGGCCAAGCTGTTCTATGACAGCTTCGTGGAGCAACTGGGTGCAGGACTCCAGAGCCGCAAACTGACCGACACCAAGTCGGCCGGTATGGAAAGTGGTGAGGTCATCTGATGGCAACCCGTCTGTTCACGGACCTTCTCCCCAAGGTCCTGCCGTCTGTGCCCGGCTGTCCGCAGCCGTTGGCTATTCAGCACGTCCGCGATGCAGCGATCAGGGTATGCGAGCGCACGCTCGCATGGCGGTACACGCAGCCCAAGTTCAACCTGCTGCCGGGGGTGCACGAGTACCTCTACAACAAGCCGGCTGACAGCGAAGTCCACGTCCTGTTCGGCACGATCATGAACGACTCGCCGCTTGAGGTCCTGACCCTTGAGCAGGCCATCGCCAAGTACCCGGAATGGGCAGACCTCTACAGCGGTGAAGACCCCAGCGTGGTCTGGAGCCTGACGCCGTCCGGCTCGTACAACAGCTACGACTACAACGAGGGTCTGTTCAACGAGAACCCCAGCTTCGTCCTGCCGGACTCCGTGGTCGCCGACGCCTCGCAGCCGCACTCGGTCACACAGCTTAGCCCGGACAAGTACATCGTGCTGCCGCTGCCGGATGCTGAGGTCGTCTATTCGATCCGCATGTTCTACGCACTGAAGCCCACCCGCACCGCGGCCGGCATGGATCAGGTTGTCTTCAACGACCTTGAGGAAGTAATCTCGCACTCGGCGCTTCAGACCCTGCTTGTGATGCCGGGCGTGGCGTGGTCCGATCGTGAGCTTGCGTCCTATCATGCCAAGCAGGCGCTGTACTCGACGACCGAGCGCAGAGCCCGGGCTAATCTAGGCAACGCACGTGGCACGATGGTTGCCTCGGCTCCGAAATTCGCGTGAGGTAGACATGGTCCTGAAGATCACCAACAACGCCACCACGATCGTGCCTCTGGCCATCCAGAGCACGGACACTTCTTTGACGGTGGCCGCGGGCACCGGCTACCTGTTCCCTGTCCTTGGGGGTGCGGACTTCTTCTTCGCCACGTTGAGCAGCACCGCTGGCGGCATGGAGATCATCAAGGTAACATCGCGAGCCGATGACATGATGACCTTTGTACGGGCACAAGAGGGAACCCTTGCTGTCCCCTTCCCTGCGAATAGCAGGTTGGAGATCAGGGTAACTGCTGCTAACTTGCAGAACTACGTGGACAGCCTAGACTTCCTGTTGCTGTGAGGGACTATGCCCATCATCCTGAAGAATAACGTCGATAGTACACTGGCTCAGGCGATCAACGCGTCTGATACAGCAGTTATTGTCACGGCTGGTGATGGTGCCAAGTTCCCTGCGCTCGGGGCCGGGGACTACTTCTACGCCACGCTGGCGAGTGCACAGGGTACGCGCGAGATCGTCAAGGTGACGAGCAAGAGCGTTGACACACTGGGTATCACCCGGGCCCAAGAGGGCACGACGGCCAACGGCTTTGCCGTGGGGAGCCGCGTCGAGATGCGCGTCACAGCAACGTCGATCACCGACCTCGTGGATGAGCACGACCAAGCCTCCGAGATAACCATCGCTGATGCCGGCAACTACTACACCGCTGGGACCGTCGAGGGCGCGCTGCAGGAAGCTATGACTAGGGCTAACCTTGCCGCATCTACTGGTGCTTCACTGGTGGGGTACACCCGTGGTGGTGTTGGTTCGGTCACTCGCACCGTCACATCGAGACTGCAGGACCATGTCTCGGCTAAAGACTTCGGCGCTATAGGTAACGGTGTTGCAGACGATACCGCGGCACTTCAGAACGCTATCGACTATGCTACCTATGTTGCGAAGACGCGGTTATACATCCCGAGCGGTATTTACAAAATTACCAAAACGCTTCAGTTCGGGTACGGGGCAGTTCCGTTGGTAGGTGGAAACCCCTACTCCAGTCCGGAAGTATACGGCGACGGTATGATGTATCGCGGTGAAAGCTGGGCCGCTGGCACAACTATCCTGTCCACTATGAACAACGCTCCGGCACTGAACTTCCAAGGGATTCGGCTTGGCAGCCTTTCAGATATATCAATCGTCGGACCAAACTATACCTATGCTCTTACAAACGGGCTTGGGAATTGGGGTCTTACCGTTGCAGAGCGCCCGACAGTAAACGACTTGAATGTCGCCAATTGGATCGACCCGGCGCTTCCTGCGTCAGCTAGTAGTCGTTATGCACCGCTCGCCGGTATAACTACTGATGCCTATAGCGGTACACGTCCTGCTACGTCGTACCCGGATGTCTCTTACCCGTCAAATTTGTTTGCTGCGCAGACGCAATGGGGTAAAACCGGTACATCATCTAGCATAGCTTTTAACCGTATATATGTATCAGGCTTCTACGCGGGGTTGGTAACGTATCCAAGTGGTGGCGACGGCCAAGGTGAGTTCTACCAGTTCAATGATAGTATGTTTGAGTACAACGCGTACGGCATTGTGATTACTCACACGCAGGCCAGAAACTTTGTACTTACTGGTACTAGAGTCGATAACAACTGGGCAGCACTGGCTACCGGAGTATTCGGTATCCAAAACGGTTCAGCCGTATTCCAATGCTATGGATCAACCTTCGACCGCAACATCAACGTGTTCGTGCTCTCTGCCTCGAACTCGGGACCGACAGTACTAAATGGGTGTTACGGTGAGTCGTTGTACAGGCTTGGTAGCTTCCTGAATACAGGGTCTACACAGACATCCAGTATGGAGATAGAGGGGTGCGAGTTTAGTTTTGCCGGACAGAACTCGCGCGGAGCGCCAACTACACTTATGGGTGGTCAGAACGGTAGGGTATCCATTACCAATACCCGGTTCAAGTCTGTGGTATGCTCTCCGGTGTTCGCGCTGGATGTATACGAGTGTCGTGGAAACTCTTTCAGCCTCGTGGACGTTTACGGCGGCTGGTGCTTACCACGCACCGGTACGTACAACCAAATACCGGCAGAGTACGCATACTATCCACTGAAGCACATGGGTTTCCCCCTGCGCACTAGTACTAATTCCCCGCAGCTTGGTGGGTGGATCATTGAGAACTTTGATCCAGTAACAGGCGTCAACTCTAGCGGGAACATGACGTCCACGGCGGACGGCGGCTTCTTCTCGCGGTCGCAGAATCGCGTTTACGCTACGACTACTAACTCAAATGCGTATCTCGGCAGCGATCCCGGCATCGAACATGGACAGGGCAGAACAACCGATTATATTATAGGTAGGACAGCGTACACCATTAGCATGTCAGGTGTAACAGCCACTATCACACTATCAGCGCTACCCAGCGCGGACCACTACAACGTGGCTGGCATGAACCCCGGGGACCTAATTTTTGCTTGGGATGGTAATACCAACAACGACGCGCGTGTATACTACATCCGTGCCCGTACAGGAAATGTTATCACAGCAGAACTGCAGAACGGGTTTGTCGGCACAGTCAACGGCAGCGGTTTTCTTGTTTCTCTCACCGCTTCAGGTACGATAGATAACTCGTTCGACCTGTACTTCTACAACTGCAGATACTTTATGCCGAGACTGTACCAGACGGTAGACCTAACAGCGACATCAAATACGATGACGAACCTTGCTGCGCCAGACGGAGTTACAACCTTTGTCAGTGACTTCGCAGTTGATGATGCCTTCGTAGCTAACGACTGGACAGACAGATGGGCCAGTCCGATTGCCTCAACACGAATAACCAACGTGAACAGTGGGGCCAAAACCATTACACTTTCAGGTAATGCGCTGGTAACAGAGAAGCGTCGTGTACCGCTGATGATCAAGAAGGCTCCGCCGAACACATGAGGCTAGTACAGTTGCGTATCTCGGTACCGAAGAAAACGACCCCTACCACCTGAGGACTAACCGATGACCGTGCTCCTGAAGAACAACGTGTCCAGCACACTTGCTACTGCGATCACGCCGTCTGACACCGGCCTCGTGGTAGCGGACGGCAGTCGGTTCCCCACCATCACGGCGGGGGACTACTTCTACGCCACGCTGGTATCGCAGGCTGGGCAGACCGAGATCGTCAAGGTCACGGCTCGGGTCGGTAACTCCATGACCGTTGCGCGGGCACAGGACGGCTCCTCAGCAGCCAGCTTCCAAGTGGGCACGCTCGTAGACATGCGGGTCAACGTCGCCTCTATCGCTGAGCTTCGAGACGAAGCAGGTGAGATCACCATCGCTGATGCCGGTGGCTACTACACCTCTGGGACCGTCGAGGGCGCGCTGCAGGAGGCTATGACTCGGGCTAACCTCGCTGCGTCCGCCGGGTCTTCGCTGGTGGGGTACAACCAAGGTGGTACCGGTGCGGCCACCCGCACTGTACAGTCACGTTTACGGGAAGTTACCTTTGTAGAGGATTTCGCCCCCACCGCTAATGGTACGACGGACGATCGTGCAGTCATACAGGCTGCGTACGATGCCACACCGGAAGGCGGGTGGCTTATGTTCGGGTTGAAGCAGCAATACCGCATTAACTCGAAACTGGTGTTCAGCAGAAACGTCAACGTCGATTTCAATAATTCGACTGTGATTCTGAACGCTCCCGGCTTCCCAGATAACCGACACTTCGACATGCTGCCCAACGAACCGTGGGCAAACGGTAGGGTGCCTACCACGCAAACTTGGACGCAGACTATAGGGTTAGGTGTACGTACCTTTACAGTCGCTAACTCTTTCTCTGTTGGCGACACAGTAGCTATACATCTAGGGACCGATCCGTATGATTCTGCGGAAGGACATTTTATTCGTGTATGCAAAATTACTGCGGCTACAGCATTACAGTTTACTGTAGATACTGTAACTCCGTATGCAGTAAACGGCACAACGCATCGTGTTATCAAGATAAACAATCCTATCGAGAACATTACAATACGTAATTTGAATATAGACTATGTTCTAGCTACAACTCCGGATACTCATGTATTCATAGGCTTCGTATCAAACTGTACATTTGAGAACTTCCGTGCGATAAACTCCCGTATATTGTTTAACCCATATAATAGCTATAATCTTACGTTTCGCAACATCGATGCTAAAGTAATACGAGCCGGTATTAGTAGCCATGGTCGTATCTTCGCCGGTTGGCAGTTGGAGAACGTGCTGATCGAAAATGTAAACGGTACAAGCGCAGATCGAGGCTCGTGGTTTTTCTGGGAGAGCTGGTGTCGTAGCATCAAGCACGTGAACTGCCAGTTGATAGACAGCGATAGCGCGGCGACGCTACCCACACTTTGGGTATCTGGTGGATCATATGATGTAGAGTGGGACGGTGTTACCATCTACCCAGAGGCAACTGTAGACCTACTTAACTCGGGCGGAACAGTATCAGACTACGGGTTCAGACGCTTGCGTATGCTCAAGCGTCCTCAGTTCGTGGATATGCGTAAGGTAGAGAGCTTCGCGGATGTTGTGTCTGGCGTAAGTTTCATGTCGCCGGCATCTACAGTAACCAACCGTGCGGAGGGTACACTCGTGACGGGTGTACCCGGGCATAGGTACGTCAAGATCGCCAATGGTGTTCTGCGCCGACTTTGGGTCTACGTCGAGAGCACGACAGACCTAACAGCCTACATTGCGAACAACGGGGGCGGGGTCATTGCAATCCATAGCGAACTCGTGGCCGGGCAGTGGAAAGAGATCAGCAACGGTAGAAACTACGGAACGCTCTTCGGTACCAACAACCCCGCGTTTCCCGAAAAGACTGTGCAGTTTTTTCCGGGCGCAGCGTTTCCTGCTTCGGCTAAGTTCGCAGTAGTAGCCGAGTACTGGCCTATAGATAGCGACGATGCTACATTCCGTATTAACATGGTCGAGCCATGACAACCTCCGATAAGCCCTACCACCTGAGGACTACCCATGGCTGAAGACCCCCGCCTCGACCGCATCGAAAAGAGCATCGACAAGTTCGGCGACAAGCTGGACGAGTTGACCAAGGTCGTGACCGACTTAGCGCGGATCGAGGAGCGCATGATCACGCTGTTCAAGCGCATGGACCAGTACGACCGGAAGCACGACTCGTTAGACGCCCGTCTAACAACGGTCGAAGAGGACACCACCCAGCGCGGTGTGATGGACCGGATTCTGGACAAGGCCCTGTGGCTAATCCTCGGTGCTGGTCTGGCCTTCGCGGTCAAGGTATTCGGAGAGTGACATGCGCCCGCTGAACGAGATCATCGTCCACTGCACAGCGACCCGCCCTGAGTGGTGGGCTACACGCACCACGGCCCAGAAGACCGCGGAAGTTAAGCGCTGGCATGTCGAGGACCGCGGATGGCGGGACATTGGGTATCACTACCTCATCGACCGCAATGGCTACGTTATCGCCGGTCGGCCGCTGGATCAGGTGGGAGCTCACACGCAGGGTAAGAACACCGGCACTGTCGCCATTGCCCTGTTCGGTGGTCATGGCTCGGCCTCTACGGACGCGTTCCAAGAGAACTACACCCCCGAGCAAGACAAGGCGCTGCGCGCCCTGATCGCACAGCTGCAGAGCAAGTACCCTACGATCACCAAGGTTACAGGACACAACCAGTACGCAAAGAAAGCCTGCCCGGGGTTCTATGTACCTAACTGGCTGGCGCAGGGGCAACCCAAGAGGCAGGGTACACTCAAGACCAGCACGTCAATCCCGGCGTGGTTCGTTTCTTTCCTGAAAGGAAGATGACATGATTACTACTGAACAGGTTGGCGGTATTGTCCGCGCCCTCGTCGCTGCTGCAGGTGGCTACTTCGTTGGCCAAGGTCTGGTTGACGCTGAGACCATGATGACTGTTGGCGGTGCTATCACCACACTCGTGGTCGCCGTCTGGTCGATCTACTCCAAGAAAAAAGTGTGATGCTGGAGCTACTGGCCCTTACCGCACTTCTGATCATCGCGGTTGTTTGGCTGGCTATGCGAAACGGTAGGCAGCGTGCAGAAGTGGATACCACCAAAGACACGCTTGCCACTGTGCTCAAGGCCAAGGAGATCGAGAATGAAGTCGAAGCTCTTAGCCCTGACGCTCTCAAGTCTCGCTCTAAGCTCTGGGTGCGCAACAATACCAGATGAGTGCATCTGGACAGAAACGCTATACTACGGCAGCGACAACGTGGTAGACTTCTTGGCAGCGAACGACCCTGTACTGCTGACGAAGGTGACGTCGCATAACGAGAAGCGATCGGAGTTCTGCAGATGAAAAAGCCAATGCCGAAGTTCAAGCCGTGCCCCGGCTGTCCGAACCCGAAGAAGTGCAGCGCCATGGGTAGCTGCATGAAGAAGGCGTCGAAGAAGTGACAACGACTAAGATCGCCGAGTTCAAAGCCACACTCCCACGTGTGTCCCCGGAGTTGCTCCCGGGTACTTCTGCACAAACTGCACGTGGTATGAAGCTGTACTCTGGCGATCTTATTCCTACGCCTGCCCCCGTGGTAGCTGCCAACGCCAGCCGGACTGGTACGATCCGGACCCTCTACGCTCTGCGCGACCCGGTCACTGACGAACTCAAGTGGCTGACTTGGGCCGGCGAAGTGGACATCGCCACCCCTGCGGCTGACGAGCTCAACGAGCAGCGGTTCTACTACAGCGGTGACGGCAAGCCTAAGGTCAGCACATACGGACTGGCCACCACAGGTGCCGTCCCTTACCCCGTCGCCGGTGGCTACTACGACCTTGGTCTACCACTCCCGACAACCATCCCTACGTCCACACCTACGTCCTTCACTGCAGTGACCACGGCGAGCTTCGCCCGCGACAGCGGTGGCAACGTCACACTGGTGACCGGCGTCGCACACAACCTCAAGGACGGGGCTCTGGCCACGATCTCTGGCTTCGCCTATCGCAACGGGACCTACGCTCGGGTCGGAACGGTTATCACGGTGACGATCACTAACCACGGGCTTGTGTCGGGCACTAGGGCCTACATCGAGTTCATCTCGGGTGGGGCCACCACCAACTCCTATGCCATCACCGTAACTGGTGTAAACACGTTCACGGTACTCGATACCGTCTCCGGTGCTGTGTCTGGCGACTGCCGCTGGGACATCCGCGATCTCAACATCACGACTGAGGTTACGGTCATCAACCCGACCACGATTACGTACTACTCCCCCGGATCGCAGGTGGGGACCACGACCAGCACTGATGGACAGATTGACCTTGGTGGCCTGATCCAGTCGCGCAACTACCTCTACACGTGGTACACGCCGTGGGACGAGGAGTCGATCGGATCGGAGCCGACCCCCGCTCTCTTCATCAAGGAGGGGCAGATCGTAACCATCACGGGTCTGCCGACGGCACCGCCGGCCGGGGACAACTTTGTCCGCGGAATCAGGCTCTACCGCACGCTGGCCAGTAGTGCAGGTGCGGCGGACGCGGACTACTTCCGTCTCTCTACCTTGTGGTTCCCACAGCCGATCGCTTCGGTTAAGCGCGTAGGCACGGTGGCCACCCTTACATTCACTGAGCAGCACAACCTCATCAAGGATGACCGCTTCAAGCTGGCTGGTTGTAGTGTCGCTGGGTTTGACATCACCGGTGGCGTCGTCACTGATGTGCCCGACCAGTACAGCATCACCTACACCCAAGCCGGCACAGCCACAGCGACCACAGTCGCCACGGGTACGATCTACTACGACATCGCTGAGAACCCCCCGACAGATGCCGCCCGCTACTGGGGCGATGCGTCCTACACCTTCGTGGATGACTTCAACTACCGCAGCCTGCTGAACATCCTGAGCTCGAACGAGTACGACCCGCCGCCGGAGGCCCTGCAAGGGATCACGGTCATCCAGAACAACATCATGGTTGGGTTCGTCGGCAACGACATCTACTTCACTGAGCCGAACAAGTTCCACGCATGGCCGGAGAAGTACAAAATCTCGCTGGAGTACAACATCGTCGGCATGACTGCCCTCGGCAGCGACCTCTTGGTTATGACAGACGGCTACCCCTACGCCATCTCTGGCTCCGACCCCGCAGTCATGTCAACCAGCCGGTACTCCACGATATACCCATGCCTGAGCAAACGCAGCATCGTGCAGACGGACGGCGGCGTGCTGTACTCGACCCATGAGGGTCTGGCGATAGCTTCCTTCACCGGTGGTGTGCAGATCGCGACTGTGGCAGCCCACAGCCCTGACACTTGGAACCTTACGCTTGATCCGGCCACGATCACTGCGGCGTTCCACGACAGCATGTACTTCGGATCGCATAGCGCTGGGTCGTTCTTCTACCGCAAGGGTCAGGACCCGCAGGCCATCGGCGACTTCGTGGATCACACCCCGATCTTCACAGCCACTTGGTCTGATCCGCGGAGCGGGTACCTCTACTACGTCACTGGGCTCAACGGCGACATCGTGCGCTGGGACGACCCCGGTCAGCCCTACATAGACTACACTTGGAAATCCAAGGTGTTCATCTCGCAAGAGCCGTTCAACATGGGCGCTGCCCGTGTGGTGGCTGACTACACAGGAACGACCGTCTCCCCTACTTGGGATGACTACGACGTTGCGTGGGACCTAGCCGACATCACATGGGACGTTATCGAGCCGATCACGTTCAAGCTCTTCGTGAACAAGACGCTGCAGTTCACCACGACCCGTGGCAGTAGCGACGTCTTCCGTCTGCCGCAGGGGTACAAGACTGACACCTATGAAGTGGAAGTGACCGGCAACGTCCGGGTGCGCTCCATCCATCTCGGCGAGACGCCGCTATCGCTCAAGGGGTCCTGATGGCTAGGTTCACCGGCATACCAAGTCTACCACAGCAGGGCGTCGAGGAGTGGCAGTACCGCATCCTGAACGCCATGAAGCAAAACATCGAGCTCCTTGTGGGTACACGTGGTGAAGCTGACGCTTCTAGCCGCGCCCTGACTAAATCCACTATTACAATCACCAAGGCTCCAGAACCTTCCATTCGTGCTGTTTCTGCTGTAGGGTCCGGATTTAATGTCGGTGGCGCACAGGTGCCATCTCTCGCTGACTATCAGAATCTGGTACGTGATGTGCAGCTTCTAGTGAACGATGTGGCCCAGCTACGGTCAACAGTAGATACCTTGATTTCGCAGCTGAGGAGCTGATCATGCCGCCAGCCACCAAAACCGGCCTCGACAAAGCCCGCGCTGAGTACGCCAGCAGCAATGCCGGTGGTACCAACAACAATAACAAAAGCGTCACCGTCAACGGCCGTGTCGTAACTGATCCGCAGCAAGTAGATCGTATCGAACGTAACCGCGAAGCGTCTGCGATGTATGCAGCGCAAGCCTATAAGAGCCAAGGGACTCCGATCCCGGGGCACCTGAAGGACATTGTAAACCGACAGGAAGCCGAGAGGCAGGCTGCTTCCAGCGCAAAGGCTGCTGCCACACCAGCCGCTACGCCTAGACCTATTGCTGGCTTTGCCGGTATCCGCGACATGTTCGATGGTGGCGGTAGGAACAACGCTGGTCCTACATTCGAGGGCGGTGTATCCGCAATCTCCAATCGGCTCGGTATCAGACCCATGGGTTCTGGCGGAGGTGGTAACGCACAGGCAAGGATGGCCCCGACTCCGGGTCCGAACTACTACGGTCCTCTGGGTGCCCCGGGTCAAGCACGCGAGAGCAACAACCCCGCCCAGAGCATGTCTATGATGGCTGCACCGTTGATGGCTCCGGCTCCTGTAGTTGAGGCTGCTCCTGCGGCACCGCAGGCCGTAGACACTGGTAACGCACCGACTGAGGATGGCGAGGCAGTGAGCCGCGCAAACGCCGAGCGCTCGCGTGTGCCTACCTATGAGGCTGGTGGTATGGTTGGACCCAATGGTGTGCCGATGCGCCCATCGACGACGTCGCTCGATCTCCCGCCCGCACTGGCTCGTATGCTTGCACTGCCCATGCAGTCCTATGCTGAGGGCGGAATGGTCGGTCCCGGCGGTATGCCTCAGCGCCCCATGGAAGCGTCACCCATGGCTATGAACCTCGCTCAGCAGGGCGGTGCTCCTGTTGTGGGTCTGGCCCCCCAAGGCGGACAGGGACGTCCGCTTAACTTCGCTGCCATCGACCAGCAAGCGCAGCAGTTCATGCAGCAGAATCCGCAGCAGGTCGAAGAGATCAGGTCTGAGGTCCAAGAGTCGATCGCGTCTGGTGAGGTTGACCCGGCCAGCCTGAACACCTTTGTTCAGATCGCTACGGTGTCGCTGCAGAATCCAGAGATGTGGCCGCAACTGCGCCAAGTGCTGATCCAGCAGGGGATGCTGGACGCTGAGGATGTCAGCGAGGAATACGATCT